ATACATCAATGGTGACCCAAGTCAAAGTGATTTCATCTGATGACAACAGTAACATATCTACGTAGCAGTCCGTATTACCGCACGCCTCAAACCACTACATATCTGGATTATTGGCGACCACCCCTGCTTACAAGAACCAGTGACGATCTTATCGTTACCTTAGCCCAAAGGCATTTACATCGTCCTGACTTATTGAGTTTTGAATTATATCAAAATCCCCGAGCATGGTGGGTATTTGCGTTGTTGAATCCAGACCAAATTGTTGACCCAATTTATGATTTTGTGCCCGGCATAACCATATATGCTCCTAGCCAACTAAGTATTGAAAGCAGTCTCTAATGCCTACACCAATGACTAACCATTATCTACGGCGCATTATTGCTGATTTAAAAGACAGGGGAGTTGACTTCAAACCCGAAGACAATCCTGTCAACAGTTATGACAGGTATGCGTATCATCTCCAGCTTTTTATGATAAATGACCGTGATTCACAAGAACCCAATGTTAGACAAAACCTTGAAGATAACAAATATCGAAGAATTATTATTGCAGAAAGTGGAGTTACAGCCGGGTTTAATATTACTGAATGCGAAATCGAAGATGCTGTGGGACACAACTTCCGTAATAAAAACGGCAAGTCAGTTAAGGTAGATTTTACTATTGTTGAGCCATACAACATGAGTTTGCCAGACAAATTATACGAAGCAAGTGTGCAACTGGGTGTAACCAATTGGCGTCTAGCTCCTATGTTTTTAAGAGTTTATATTGACTATTATGACGAAGAAGGCCGTATTCCTGATAATCGGAGGAAGTCAGGCAAACATTACAGGTTGAATATAGTTGATTTTAACAACACTTTAACAGCAGCAGGTACTATCTATAAATTACAATGTGTTGTTGATAATAACATTGGTTTTCGTAATAATTTTTATATAATACCGCAGACCTACACTATTACTTCCGGGGGAACAATAAGTGGAGCTACAGCACCTGGCCCTGGACCTGGTCAACGAGTCCCACAAGGCTTACCGTTGCCTGTGTCGTCTGGAACTATTGGAGAATTTTTTCAAAAGTTTGAACTAGAAATCAACAAATTTTATGCAAACCTTAGACAAGGCCCCCCTCCTCGGAACCCTCAAGGCAGGCCTACTCCTTCATACGAAGCACAGGCTGCACAGCTTGTATTTTATGAATTCAATGTGGAAGAAGAATTAGCTAGCCAAAAAATTAAATTTACTCCAAATGTTAATAATCGCAGAGCCAGCTTTCGGCAAGTGGGTAATAATGTTGAGATAACCGTTGGTAGAGGAATCAGTATTGGTGCATTGGTAGATGATTTATGCTCATCTATTGACAAACCAGAATTTTTTATTCCTAATGATCAAAGCGGAATTATCAAAGTGCCTTGGATTGAATGTGTGGTTGAGAATATTGGCTGGGATTACTTGTTAGGAGATTATGTTCGCCGCCTTAGATTTTTTATCAATGTAAAACAAACTCGACGTCCAGTGCCCAACGTGCCATTTGGAAGAACCTTTCAATTAGTTGAAGAGTTTCAAAATGCACGATTGCGATCTATTGCGGATGGTGGAACTTTACGCAAGGCTTACTTGTATTTTTATACTGGTAATAACACAGAGATAATAAATTTAGATGTTAAATTTAATCATCTACATTATATTCCACAACCCTTAACGAGTGCGTCAGTTTTACCACCTGTTTTTAGTTCTCCATCAGCCAATCCTGTTGATGTTCAGCAAGCCCTTGGTAGACGTGCATCTATTCAGCAGAGATTAGATGCAATAAGTGCTGAGATAGCTCGTGGAGCAAGCCCTGCGAGAGAACGTGAACTATCGGATGAAGTTGGCCGTTTGATTGCTGAAGACAACCGTCTTGTTCAGATAGTTGCTGAACGGTCAGTTGTTATATTTGATCCAGTCCTCGGTCCACTCCTTGAAAGTCGTGCAGGTGTTGATTTAGGACAATTGAGTTTGGAAACTTTAGCTCGCCGTAATGAACTCATTGCACAAAGGCAAGCTGCTGCGGTTAGGCGTGCCCGTTTGGAATTTGCGGAAGATGTAAGAAGCCAACAACAAAACATACCTATAGCAAATTTAACTTACATAACTGACCCTAGAGATCTTATAAATGCAGTACGGCCAGCGCAATCGGGTCAAGATGATGTTCGAAGACTATACTCTAGTGTCACAAGCCAAATATATGATAGGCGATCTGATATGGTTAATATAACAATGGAAATTCGCGGAGATCCATATTGGATGGGGTGGTCAAATCTAGAGCGTAACGAGCGCCTTATAGAAGCATTGCCTGCAGGTAATATTGTGGGAGGTCAAACATTCAAAATGGGGCCGTTGCCTGAAGAAGTGTATGATCCCTATGATGGATATTTTTTGCTTGCCTTTAGAGCAGGAACAATACCAAACGAACAAACTGGATTTATGGATTTGCGTGATGATGTGGACTTTTTTAATGCACTATATCTTGTTGTGCAAGTAACACATATTTTTCGTGATGGAAAATTTACACAGAGATTGGAAGCAACTCGCGATTCGCTATCCAATCTGGGCGGGGTACCTCCATCGCAGCCAATTGTACCAGCAGTTGTGCGTACCGGTATAAATCAATAATGTAGTAAGCAGTTAATGGCAACCTTAAAACAAACAGTTAATCTTCCTGGAGCCTATGAACTTGATCCCAGTGGCCTTAGAGCAACGTGGGACAAAATCTACCTTGGCTTGGTGCGAGATGTAAATGATGCTCGAAATATGGGTCGCATACGAGTTTGGATCCCAGAACTGGGCGGGGCTATTGACAACGAAGCAACTTGGATCGTTTGTGATTACGCTAGCCCATTTGCTGGCGCATCAAACATCGGAGACGTGAACCTCAATCCAACAAGTTCACAAACAGACTATGGTATGACTTTTATACCACCTGACCTCAATAACCAAGTGCTGGTGTGTTTTATAAATGGAGATCCCAGTCGCGGCGTTTGGTTTGGTTGTTTATTCCAAGTGGATCGCAACTTTATGACGCCCAGTACGCCTGCTCAGAGTCCATCTAGACAAGATAGGAGTCCTTACACAGGTGGACAACCCATATTTCAAGCCAGTTTTGAAGCTGCTCAAGAAGCTGGTGTTCCAGAACTTCCTGTAAGTCAAGGTGGCCCCGCACCCAGAGGGATGCAACAGGGCATTCGCACAATGGGTATTCGCACACCCTATGGTCACAGCTTGGTAATGGACGACACACCCACTGATGCATTTGTTCGCTTACAAACTCGTGGGTTGGCACAAATTGTTATTCATGACACTCAAGACAGGATCATTATCAACACCGGACCCAATCGAGCCCGTATTGAGATGGACAAAGAAGGCAACATTGATATTTTTGGACAAAAAAGTGTCAGCGTAAGTGCTGGCCAAGACATCAATTTGCATGCAGACAGAGATGTGAATATTGAAGCTGGTGGCAGCATCAAAATGCGCAGTATTGACGAAACAAGGATGTATAGCAAGAAGCCTTTCAACATCAGCAGCGGTGGTGATGTTTTGGTTTTCAGCCAAGGCAATGCACACATTGTGAGCAACAGCAACATCTACAACACGGCTGTGGGCAGTTTGCAATACAGAAGCAATTATGGTATTTTTCTCACCAGTCAAGAAAGCAACATTGACATCAAAAATTTAACTGGCAATATTCGCTTGTTTGCTGGAGGCAATGTTGATGCCAGCAGCACTGGCGACGTAAGGCTACGAAGCACAAACGGTGCATTGAATTTGGTTGGCGAAGCTGATGTTAAAATCAAAAGCAACAGCACTTTGAATTTGGTGGGCGGAGCTGATGTTAAAGTGCAAGGCAATGGATCAGTAAACCTGCGCTCAGGAGCAGGCAACGTCAACACAGGACCAAAAACTGAACTCAATGTAGCCAATTTACCGGATGCAGCCAATCCCACAAATCCAGACAGTCCTGAAACTGCTGTTCCAGGTGTAGTGGCCTTGACTCCTGACATCAGAACCGAAGAACGGATGCAACTTCAAAACGTTGTGAGTCCTGGACGCAGTGTGCAGATTGTTCAAACCATTGTGAGTAGACTGCCTGGTGCAGATCCTTGGAGACAGCGCAGTGTTGCAGGGCCTGGATACTCCAATACTGGGCTGGTACAGAGAAAAGACGCTCCTCCTGAAAGCACCTACAAGGTTGGGCAAGTGAGCCCAGCACAAGACAAACCTTTGCAAGTGTATGGTGTATTGAATGGCCAAACTGGATTGCACATTGGAGAAAGCTGGGATGAAAGTGGCCAACCACAATACACTTTCAAACAGTTGGGGCCACGAGTGCTGCTGCCTTCCACAGAATGGACAGTTAACAACAGAGGTATTCAACAAATAATTGATCACGAAGGATTGGGCGGTAACTTGATTGGCAAGCCCTTTGACAACGCGTGTAAAAGTGGTCAAAAACTCATAGGCTATGGCCACTTGCTTACAAGTGAAGAACTACAAAACAATACTGTGACGTTGAATGCCACAGATGATTCAGGAACACAAATCAGCACCACATTGAACGTTAGTGAAGGCATCAGTGAAAGCAATATGAAAACATTGCTGAAAACTGACATCAAAAAAATTGAAGGCAAAATTCACAGCAGCATTGGAAGCAACTTACTGACACAAGATCAGTTCAATAGTCTTGCTGACTTCATTTACAACGTTGGCTTGGACAATTTTGACAAAAGCGGTATAGCAGGCCTTATAGGTGGCGGAAATTACAACAAAGTGCCAAACGAGATGATACGTTGGATTTTGGCGTGCAACAACGAAGAAAAGTTTGAACTCAAGACTCGTAGACTAAACAATGCATTTTTGTTCAGTGGCCAAGCTCGTCCAGACGCAGATTTCAGTGCTACAGCCAGTGGCGCAGGCAAAAGTTTTGATCCCAATCAAGCCAAGAAAGCTTGGTGCTATTTGATCAGAAAAGGATATCAGCCCGAGCATGTGGCTGGGTTGTTGGGCAATTTCACTATTGAAAGTGGTTTAAGTCCCACTATTGATCGCAACCCAGTGTACAAAGGCTTGGCGCAATGGAATTCAGACAGGTTCAAAAACATGCCACGTGCCATTGGCTTGAGTTGGCCACAATTGAGCCAGCTTCCCAATGAAACAGCCTTATACAAGAGCTTGGATTTTGTGGATTGGGAATTCAAGAACACTCACCGCGACGCATATTCGCGCATGTTGTCTACAAATAGCCCTGAGTCAGCAGCACGAGCAGTGAATGAATATTATGAAATCAGTTCATCAGGACTGCTGGGGCGTCAAGGCACTATCACACCAGAAGCACAAAGCCGATTCAACACTGCCAAAACCATTTATGATCAGTTGAATGGAACTCAGTGCGGCTAAGTTTGTTGCACTGAGATACCAGGCGGAATCAAGTTACTCACAGCACTTGCCAAGCCCAAAATGGGGCTAAATGCCAAGCCAATGAATGTGCAAAATGTGAAGGGAATATACTTCAACAACTCTTTCAAGAGAGGCACAAATTTCAAAATAGCTTGAAAAAACCCTCTCACCAGCTTCATCCACAGTTCCAAAATAAGAGTAGGAATCTGTTCAAACAATTCTTTCACAGCCTGCATTATGCTGTTAAATCTAGTTTCCTTGCTCACAAGATTCTTTTCTTGAGGATTATCAGAGATTTTCAAAAGTTGTTTGACTTTTGTGGGAAAAGGCCAAGCTATGAATTTCAACAAAGGACTGAATGTTTTGTCCAGGAAGTTTTTGATATCAAACTCCAGGAAAAAGTCAATCATTTTTTGCATTTTTTCATTGGCACTGATGGCTAGGTCTTTTATGGTCTGCCAAACGCTGTTGAAAATTTCTTCAAAGTTCAAGGACACTAAGTTGGGAATATCAGGCAAACGAAGTGCTTGCCAAATTTTCCTAATGGGTTCAGTCAAGGCACGTAACAACCGGAAACCTCGTTGAATTACACTCAGTAAGCTTTTGTGAAACTCACTCCAAACTCTGCTGATGATGCTTTGTTTCTGCATCTCTTCGCTTTTCAAACCCAGTGTGCCATCAAAAGTGTCTTTCCACGGGCTGCCCAAGGCTCGGGCAATTTGATCTTTCCGTGCACCAATAGCAGCTCTGATCTTGGCTCTGCCTTCAGCACTCAACAAATCCCTTACAGTGAGATTGGGCAAAAATGGCAAAGGGATGTTCAAAAAGTTGAGATTGGGAATAATTTTTCCCAAAATGTCCAATATTTTCAGTTCCAGATACAGTTTGAAGTCATTGAACAATGCACGGAGTCGCACACCCATTTCCTGCTCAGGCACTTTGAGTTTGGGCCCATACACAGGATTGTCAACACTGCCCAAGGATGTACCAAATGTTTTGTCAAACAGTTTCAGTAAATTGTCAATGGCGTCAGAAATTTGTTTGGCAGTGGCAGTGACATTGCATTGTGCTATTTGTGCCAGTTGTCCAGGCAAGCTGCCCAATCCCCTACCAAATTCGTCCAAGTTGCTGAAGTTGGGCAACACACTGTCTGTGCATTCAAATCGGGGAAATTTAACAACCGGTAGCACACCTTGGCAAGGATCAATTGGAGGGGTCATAAAACTATTTAAACTGTTTTTGACCTATGGGAGGATAATATTTGTTTTTCTCACTAAAGCTGCAAATTTTTTTCACTTGGTTCAGATAAAAATACTTGCATAGCCAAGTTTGAACATAACTGTGTTCCTTGCAGGTCAAAAACTCACAAGGTTGACTGGGCCCCCAATCCCTAGGAACACAAGTGTTGGGCAATCTCTGATACATCTCAGTGGGGTTTTCATTGTTGGGCCAGCCGGCCCATTTTTCATGAAAGTAACTGACCCCAGGATATTGGCCTGTAGGTGCCCAACTGCTGGGCGCCCAATGGTGCTCTGCCTCTTCGGTGATGTAGCATGCCAGATTTGACCCAACTAAGCGCAAGACAAAGTCATCGTCCTCAAAGCCACCTGGAAACTTTTCATCCAAGCAGCCAATCCTACGAAACAGTTCTTTTTTGAATCCAAAGAACCGGAAATCATATAAGGCAACAAAAGCATACCCTTCCTCTAGTTTTTGAAGCATCAATTCAATGTTCTGATCTGTAGGCGCAACTTTGTTACAAAGCACTATAGTGGTCTCTGTGGGGCTTTGGTGCACACAGTCATTCACAAGTTGGGAAAAGCTGGGATAATTGGTTCCGTTGAACCAGTGCACTGTATTGTGCTTCAGCTTGCTGAGCGCAAGCTCCATGTCGCTTTCTCGATGAGAAATCAACCAAATGCTATAACTGGAATTCATACCCAAAATTATTACAAAACCAGGAGGCTGTCAATATGCCCGTCAATCACCCCACACTAAGGAAAACAAAGCTGCGTCCTCCTCACGCTCAAAAATCAGCTGGAATCTAGAGGGCTCTTGGCGGCTGCTCCACCGGACCCAGTATAGCCCGCCAGGAGTGGATTTCAACCAACACCAACGACGTTCTCCCAGTATGTCTAGCAAGCTGGGGCGAGCAACAGGGTTGTGGGCTACAATGCCTACCCAGTGCCACGCAGTGTAGTCCACTCCCCAGGAGGGGTTAACCCGCTGCACGCAGGTCCACCGTGTTCACTACAGCCCCACCATCCAGCCCTGCATCCAGCACCTGCCCCTTGCTGAACAGCATGTCTGCCATCAGTTCCTCGATGGTGTTTTCCGCCACCAGGTTGTAAATCGTGACCTGATCTGCATCCTGGCCAATTCTGTGCACTCGGTCCGCGCACTGCTGGATCTCACCCGGGCTCCACGGGGTCTGCACAAACGCCACAGCACGCGCCGCCGTAAGGGTAAGCCCAAACCCGCCAGCAGTGATGCCTACCAGGATCACCCGCGTGTTGCTGTCCTGCTGGAACCTCTCCACAGCCTCGGCACGCTCCTCGTTGCTGACGCCACCAAAGATCACACCAACCTTACCGCCCCACTCCTGGTCCGCTTCCAGCGCACCCCGGATGTGGTCAATCACCGCCCGGTTGTGTGCGAACACCACCAGCTTCTCGCCGTTCTCCGTGTAGTCCCGAATCCACTCCACCGTGCTCCCAAGCTTGCTCAGCGCAGCCACCTCACGCAGCTTCTGGATGGCAACAATGCGCTCATCGCTCTTGGGAGCGTTGGCTCCCATCTGGATCATGGTCTCAAGCCCGCCCTTCCAGTCCAGCCCCTGGAACGCCCGTTCCACACGGTCGTACTCTGCACGCTCAAACTCCAGCGGGATCACCCGATACACCTTGGGCGGCAGTTCCTTCAGCACGTCCTGCTTGAGGCGGCGCAGCATGAGGTTCTGGGTCAGCAGCTGGTGCAGCTCGCTCATGTTCGAGCTACCAGAGAAGTTCCAACCATGTCCGTTGTACACCGGATTGCAGAAGCGCCACGCAAACTTGGCCCAAGTGCTGAACTGGGGCACATAGCTGGCCAAGCTCCGCACCGTCGTCCACAGCTCTGCGGGACGGTTCACCATCGGAGTGCCGCTCATCAGCACCACACGCGGCACAGGCTTTCCCACCTTCCGAGAGACCCGCTTGCCACCCGGCAGCTTCTCCTCCACCTCACCAGTGGCCAACCTCAGAAACGCTTGGGTGCGGCGTGCATCGGAATTCTTGATCTTGTGGCTCTCGTCCAGCACCAGCAGCTTCAGCCCCAACTCCTCCAGTGCCTCAACGTTGGCAGAGAGAATGTCGTAGTTCACAAGGTAAATGTCGCAGCCCGGAGTGGGCGTCTTGCTGTAGATGACGTTGGGATGACGCTGTGCTCTGAGCGCTGTCTGCCTCTGGCTGTAGCTGTGGCCCACTACATTCACACGATACTGGGAACCAGTCATTGCGATGATCTCGTTCCGCCAGTTCAGCTTCAGCGTGTTGGGAAGCACCACACACATGGGAAACAGCTTGTTCTTGTGGGCATAAGCCGTAATCGTTACTGTTTTCCCAGTGCCTTGCTCGTCAGCCAGTAGGCCCGTTCCCAGCTGGCTCTCCAACCAAGCCACACCCTCTGCCTGATACGGCTTCAGCGTGAAGTTGAAACCCGGCAGCTTTGTGACCCTGGGAATCGCCTGGAACAGCGAGCTCACACGCGGATCAATCTTGAGGTTGTGCTTCACGCTCAAGCGGGTCAGCTTGCGAGCCATCTCAACAGTAGCGGGCACAGTCAGCACATCAGCTCTCCTACCTACCCACGCAATTTAGCAGGTTTGATAGGATGGTCAAGTCCTAAATCTACAGATGCACATGATGTGTGATCAAAATCTGCTCTCGCTGATGTGGGTTGAGGTAGAGTTGCGCAAAGTAATTGGCCTTGTGCCCACGCTGCGTCATCATCTCCACCAGTCGCCGGCTCTCGTGCTCAGAGAGCTTATCAGCCAGCACACTACATACACCATTGTCGTCTTGGCGGATCACCATATACAAGCTCATGACTTAAGCGTCTCCTCAACTGATCGCAGCTCTTCAAAGTCCACCTTTTCGCTGTAGTAGCCGTTGCTCTCGCCCAGCCACCGGAGAGTGACAGAGCCCTTGATGGTGGCCAACTCATAGAAGGTCGCCGTCTCGTGCCCCCAACTGATTTCTCCTTCCACTTCACGCTCCTCCGCCACCAGGATGGGGGAACCAATAAGATCCTCAAGGTCTCCAATGATCTCTTCGATGCGCACATGTTCACAGCAGTCCTGCCAGTGATGCATGCGCCAGCGGCGGCCGCAATCGCTGTGGAAAATCAGTTGGTCGGGTTCACGTTCCAAATCGATATGCAGCAGCGTGACACCCATCAGGCTTTCAATACCTTTGGTCAATGCATCGTCTCCAAAAACAGCTCATCATCCTCATCCTGCATCAGCAGCTGAAGCTGATAGAGGTCACTGAACTCTGGCCAAATGCTGGTGCAACGCTGGCAGATCTTGTCAGCCCAAGGATTTCCCTCCACTGCTTCGCAAGTCAGCACAGGCGTCTCACAGCGGCCACACCAGCGACGGTTATCATCAAACCACACACCATGTGGAGTAGGCATTTCAGCAAATGCCTCAGCCAACAGGTCTCGATCCAACCAATCAGGGGTTAGAGTTGAGCTCATCTTCGATCTCCTTGAGAATGGCAGCATTGTCTACAGACACGATCAGCGTGTCGCCTGCAAGTGTCACATGCTGCCCGTCATTGAGCAACAGATGCATCCGGCTCTCTTCCGTCTTGGCTCGCACACGCTCCAAATACGTGGTGAAGCGTGCCTCAACCTCAAATTCAAACCGCTCAGCCACATCCATGATCTGAAAAATGCTGGCCTCGTTCACAGGCACAAGCCAAACCTTACGGGTGGGTTCCCACTGCGCCCGGTAGCGAACGCCCTTGTGCTCACCTCGGATCGTCTTCAGTTCAGCAACCACTTCTGGGCTGTAGGGAAACTCAAACACCGCAGTTTTGTCTTGGCTTGTGAGCCTCCTGGAGGCCTTGCTGCACCCTCCCGCAACCTGGACAGGCGCGTTGGGATCCAGCGGTGCCATCTTGAACACCGGCTGCTCCAGGAACGTCTTCACAAAGTCCGTTCCACCAATTTGGCGCCTGTATTTGTTCACAAGCTTGAGCGCAGCCTGAGCCTGCTTCAGCGTGAAGGGCCGACCCTGCTGGGCACGATTGGCCAGGCTGTGACCAAACTCCGTATCAGCACCGCTGAAACCCTGCTGATCATGCTGCCGAGCACCGTCGCACACACCTGCCAGAGAGCAGATCATGCC